GTCTTTTATTGGTCCACCTTTTATATTTGGTTTTAGACAATTAGGTAATGATTGTGGAGCTGTTGGATTAAATAGTGCAATAGTAATAGATGATGTAGCTTATTGGATGTCTGATGGACAGTTTTTTAGATATGCTGGTGCTGTTCAAGAAATACCTTGCAGTATTCTTAATCACGTATTTGATGATATTAATAAAGTTCAATACGCACAAGTCTATGCTGCACAAAATTCTAACTTCTCTGAAGTAATATGGTATTATTGTTCTAGTTCAGCTTCTCAAAATGATCGTTATGTAATTTATAATTATTTAGAAAATTCTTGGTATTATGGAACAATGGATAGAAGTACATATCAAGATAATGGAGTTGAACTAATTCCTTTAGCTACAGAGTATTTTCCTAATTCTAATATTAGTACAATTACAACTATAAATGGATTAACAGATGGAAGAAGTATTATATATGCTCAAGAATCAGGTGTAGATGCTGATGGAGCTGCTTTACAAGCTTTTATACAATCTGGTGATGGCGATATAGCTGATGGCGAAACATTTAGTTTTATTAATAAAGTTATACCAGATTTTCAAAATCAAACTGGAAACGCTGTATTAACTTTAAGTGTTAAAGATTATCCTAATGATACAGCAACAGTAGGAGAAACATTAACAGTCAGTAACACAACAGGGTTTTTAAATACACGTATTCGTGGTAGACAATCTAATATAAAAATAGAAAATACAGCGGTCGGAGATAACTGGAGATTTGGCACGTTGAGAGTAAATATAAAACAAGATGGAAAAAGATAAATATACAATACGACCAGCTAGAATATCTGACGCTGTTCGAATAAGAGAATTACTTAAAACGTGGCTTACAGAAGCTCCTTTTAACTTTGGAAATACTAATAATACTAAAGCTCTAGAAAATATAGTGTTTTACATTAAGAATAGTTTTGTTATAGTAGTAGAACATGAAAATATTATTGTAGGAACATTGGCTGCTACAGTCGATGAAACATGGTATAGTGACAAAAAGTTTATGAGAACTTTATGGTTACATGTTAATCCTAAACATAGAAACTTTAGGATATTTCGTTCTATAATGATTGTTTTCAAAGAATACGCACTAGCTAATAAAGTTACAGCGATATGCGAAATCTTTCAAGGTAAAGACGTTGAAAGAAAAGATAAAGCTTTTAATAAATTAGGATTTAAAGTTATCGGAGGAACTTATATAGTCAATGGGTAGTATTTTCAAACCAAGCACAACAGTAGTACAGGCGCCATCGCAGTCATCGACTAGCTATGATATACCTGAATATTTTAAAGAAATTCAAGAACGAACTTTAAGAACAGCAGAAAATGTTTTTAGTCAACCATATACTGCTTACACTGGTCAACGAATAGCTCAATTAGATCCATCAGAAATACAAGCAGAAAATATTTATAAAAATCAAATTATTCCTCAATCAGGTCAATTAGCTAATATTGCAAATCAAACTTATGATACTGCTACTGCACAAGCTTATGCTAATCCTTATGAAAATCAAGTAATATCTGGTGCGTTAACAGATTTAAGTGATGCTTATGGACAATCTAGAAAAGCAATGAGTGCTCAAGCAATAGGATCAGGTGCTTTTGGTGGAGAAAGACAAGGTATAGAAAATGTTTTAGGACAAGAAAGATATTTAGATTCAGTAGCTGATACATCAGCAAGACTAAGACAAGCTGGTTTTGAATCAGGTGCAAATAGATTTATGGCAGATAGAGCAGCACAAATGGGAGGAGCGACTACTCAACTAGGTGCTTTACAATCAGCTTCGCAAGGACTTCAAGCTTTTGGTCAATCAGCTCGTGGTATAGAACAAGCTGGTCTTGCAGAAGGTTACAGAGATTTTATAGAAGCAAGAGAATATCCTGCTGGACAAATAAGACAAATGGTTGGAGCTTTATCGGGTGCTCCTATAAGAAGTTATGGAGAAGAAAGATCAGGATCAGTAGGTACACCTGTAGCTGGACCAAGTATCTTTGGTCAAGTATCAGGTGCAGCATTAGCTGGAGCACAGTTTATGTCTGATATAAGATTAAAGAAAGATATTAAGTTAGTTGGTAAATCTCCTAAAGGAATTAAAATTTATAACTTTAAATATTTAGGTGATGATAAAACATATCAAGGTGTAATGGCTCATCAAGTACCACAAGCATCTACTCCTAATCAATTTGGTTATTTAATGGTAGATTACTCTAAACTTGATGTAGAGTTTAAGGAGGTTTAATGGCTGACAAAAAATGGATACAAAAAGCAATTAAGAAACCAGGTGCTTTAAGAAAATCTTTAGGTATTAAAAAAGGTAAAAAAATTCCTTCTAAAAAATTAAATGCTGCTGCTAAAAAGGGCGGTAAGTTAGGACAACGTGCTAGACTTGCTCAAACATTTAAAAAAATGCGGAGAAAATAATGGCTTTATATTTTGGTGAAAATTTAGACAACAAAGGTGGATTACAAAAAATTAGAATAGACGAAGAAAAACTATCTGAAAATGAAAAAAACCAAATTCAAGAAATGGCAGATGAAAAAGTATTAATGTCTACATCTGAAATGTTAGGGGATTCAAAAGGAACTATTCCAAAAACAGAAACTGTTGATGTAAATGATGAAGTTAAAACTGAAGATGGTAAATTTTCTATTGATATAAGTGGAGCTTTATCTAATGTAGGAAGTACTGTAGGTGCTTTTGCTAACCAAGTTGGTTCTAACTTTGCAGCAATTGCTGAAGCTGTTCCTAAAAAATTAACAGAAATTAGTGAAGATCCTGTAAAGAAGAAAAACTTTATGAGAGGATTAGAAATTATAAATGCTTCTTCTGGTATTAAACCTATAGGTCAAGCTAAATCACCTTTAGGAATGGTTGCAGAAGGATTACTTAAAGCTGAAAAACAATTTACAGCAGAAGAAATTGCTAAAATGAAAGCAAAGAAAAAAGAACCTAGAAGATATCCTAGTTCAGCAGAAAATTTACTTACTGAGACTTTTAAAACTTACCAAGAAGATTTAAAAAATAAAAAAGATTTAAGTAAGTCAATTATTGAAAGATATAATTTAGCTAAAAATGTAGCTTTGAAAAAAGGCGAATTACCTACTGGAATTCTTAATGCAACATTTAGAGATTTAAAAGGTGTTATACAAGAATTAGGTTTAGGAGATAAATACGATGCTTTAGCTGAAAAATTTGCTGATGAAAATTATACACAAATGACTTTAGAAGATCAGAATATATTTAATGATTTATTTCAAGCAGCAACTTTTGAACAAGTAGTTCAAGATGTTAAAAAACTTTATCCTGTTTCTAATAAAGATATTGATACTTTATTAAAAACTAAAGGAGATATAAGTACAAGACCTGATGCTTTAATTAGACTTATTGCTGCACAAATGGCAACTAATGATATAGCTATGCAAAGTGAAGATATAGCTTATAAATATTTTGAGACAGGTGATTTACAATTTGAAAGAAAATCTATTTTATTTTCAGAACAAATGATTGCTGAAAAATTAAGAAAAGAAAATAAAGTTACAGATACAACTTTAGAAAAACTATTTGGTAGTGCTAAAGATGTGACTGATGCTGGTTACATTACAGCTTACTATTATCAAAATTTACAAGCTCAAAAAGCAGATGGTAAATTAGATTCATTTACGGTCTTTCAAACTGCACAAAAAAATAAAGAAGCGGAAATAGAAAATATTAAAAAGAAATATAAAAAAACAGACAACTAAAAATGATATGGTTGAAAACGAAAAAATTATTAAAGAAGATATTAAACTTCCAAACGACATTTTATCTGAAACTGACGAAATAAAATTAGAAGATAATAATGACGAAGTAAAATTAGAAGATAAAATAAAATTAGAAGATAACAATCAAGAAATCAAAATAGAAGATAAAGAAGAAATTAAAGTTGCTGATACTAAATTTACAGCAGAGCAAGAAAAAGATTTTAATAAATTATTAGAATTGGATATTGAACCTGAAGATGCTAAAGCAATAATTTTAGGTGAACCAGTAGAAACTAAAAAAATAGATTTTAAAGGTAAATCTGAATATGAAGTTGATAAAGAAGTTTTAGCTAACGATGGCGTTAATTTAGATTTAATTATTAAATCAGAGCCAACAGCTGCTAGTATATCAGAAGAAATATTTGTTGATAGTGCAGGTATAGAAACTAAAGGTGGTGTAATATCTTCTAAACTTTTATATGAATTAAATGGATATAATGCTGATAAAGAAAATGAAATAAAAGGCGATATAAGATTTAATTTAGGATTCGGTTTAGATGGAGCGCAGTTTAAAGAAAATAATATTAAAAATATGCTTGTTGAAAGAATTACTAAATCAGGCAAATATGATAAAGAAACTTTAGCTAAATATTTAGATAAAATAGAAGTTAAAACAGTTCCATTAGAATATGATGGTAAAAAGAAAGAGGGATTAGTTTATAGAATACCTAAAGAATTAGGTGGAACTAATATGTTTTCTGCTGTTGATTCTCCTCAAATATCTTCAGATGATTTAAGAGATGCTGCAGCTGATAGTGCTCCTATCGTTGCATCAATTATAGCTGGTACTTTTGGAAGTGCCGCTGGTCCAGTAGGTACTGTTGCAGGTTCTGCTTTAGCTGCTGGTTTTACAGAATACGCAAGATTAATGTATGGTTACCATAAGTTAGGTTTACAAAATGATTTATATACCCCTGAAGAATTTGATGAAGTTGCTAAAGCTGCCTCAATTAAATATGGATTAATTGATGCTGCTGCAACAGGAGTATTTTTAACTGGTGCAAAACTAATACTACCTACAATATTAGGAAAAAATCAATTAAGTACTAATACTATTAAAGAGTTTATCGAAACACAAGGTAAAACTAATACTGGAATATTTAAAGAAGTAAATAAAGTTAAAGAACAAATGAAAAAAGAATTTAACTTTACACAAACAGAAGTAGATAATTATTTTGCAGTATCAGTTGGTAAAGCAATATTAAACTCGGATCAATTAATTAAAAAAGGAAGTGCTGCACAGAAAGCATTACTATCTGACGAAGTTACAAAATTAGAAACTAAAGCAGAGTTTAAAGCTATTGAAGATAAGATTATAAAACAAACAACTAAAGTATCAGAAGTGGGTAATAAACAAGCTGATAAAATTATTCAAAATATTCAAAGACAAATAGTAGGTCAAGCAGAAGTAGGAATTAAACAAGCAGAGTTAGCTTTAATTAAAAACTCTCAAGGCTTAATTAAATTAGAAAAATCTTTTGTAGATGATGCAGCAACAAGATATTTAGATGAGTTTGGTGTAACTTTAGATGATACTTATAAAGCACTTGAAGCTCGTATATCACTTTTAAATAAAAACATAGAAACTGGAGTAATTAAAAATAAAACTCCTATTAAGTTTAATGTTTCTAATGCTATTAAGATTATAGAAAATGATCTAAAAAAATTTACATTTAAAAAAGGTTTATTTCCTACAAAATTAAAAACTATTGGTAAAAAAACTACACCTGCGAATGCTATAAAAATTAAAGCAGAAAATAAATTATTTAGATTATATTCTTTATTTAATGATGCTGGTTTTCAAAGCACTGGTAAAAAATTAAAAGATGTTAAAGAAGGTTTTAAACAATTACAAAAAAAGAAAGATTTAACTTTAAGAGATGTTGTAACTTTAAAAAATGCAGTTAATGTTTTATTAGAAACTACAGAAAACGCAACGTCAATAGGTGCCTTAAAACAGTTAAGTAAAAATATTAATAAAAATATAAGTGAAGCAATAATAGAATCAGGTGATACTAAATTAGCCGCAGAATTTGCAGAACAATTAGAATTACTAAATTTAAAAAGAGCAACTTTTTTTAAAAATTTTGCTGAAGATTTTGGAAGTAGTGCCACTAAAGAAAGCATGGAAAATTTAAAATATAGTAGTGAAAAATTATTTAATAGATTAGTTAATAATACAGATGTTTCAAGAGCTGAAGCAATGGCTTTTGGTGATTTAATTGAAAAAGGGTTAGTTCCTAAAGCTACAACAGAAAGAATTAAACAAGCTTTATTAAGAAATTATTTTAACAAAGTTATCCCGGGTGCTGACAATGTAGCAGAAATGACTCATAAAGAATTTTTTAAAAAGTTTGGTAAAAACTATGAATCACTATTAGGTAAAAAATTATATTCACAAGTTTCTAAAAATTCAGATGATGTATTTAAAGTTATTGATGAATCTGTAAAAGGAATAAATGATATAAATGCAACGGTTGCTAAATTTCTTCCAGGTATAGAAAACTGGAGTATTTTAAGTAGTTCAGGACCAGGCGAAATAGTAGAACATATACTTTCCGATAGATTTTTAAAATCATCTAATCTTACTAAATTATTAAATGCTTTACCAGTTCAAACAGTAAAAGAAATTAGAGAACTTGCTTTAACAAGAATGATGAAAGATGTAACTGGCGAAGGTTTTGTTACTAATAAAGTTGCACA